CATGGCAGTTGGTGGTGGAGGTGCAATGGCAAGAGCTGTTTCTATAGGTAACAGTCTTTCTAGTTGGGATGTAATTGATCTAAAAGAAAAGAGATCAATCCCTGCGATTGGACAAGTCAATACATTTGACAGTACATATATCGGTAATTTCCAAGATGTAGTTTGGGAAGGTTCTATTGATACATGGTGTGCTGTTGGTGCTGCTGGATCTATCTTTACTGCTGTTGGTCTTACAACTGCTGAAGCATTTAGTCAATACTCAGGAACATTACAGACTCTAAACTCTATTGCATTTGGTCAAGGTGAATTTATTGCAGTTGGTAATGGTGGTGCTGTTATCGCTTCCAATGATGGTTTGATTTGGTCAGATAAGAATAGTAATACTGTTCAAGATATCAATGATGTAATCTATGATGGTAATAAGTTTATCTTTGTAGGTAACAACGGAACAATCGGTATTTCTACAAATAAAAACTTCTGGCAACCTTGGAGTCAACAGTTGCCTGCTGGCACACAACACCCTGCAACATTTGATTTCCAAACTATCAAATACTATAATAACTTCTATATTGGTATTAGTACAGTTGGCGAGATGTATTACTCATTCGACTTGGCAAACTGGAACTACAGACCAATCAATCATCCAAATCAAATTAGAGATCTTGCCCTTACTGGATTTGGTGAGTTTAATAGTAGTAGAATAATTGCAGTTGGAAGTGGTACTACTCAATTCTATGCAGATCCGATAATAAATAGAGCGACTGCAACCGCATCTGTAACTGCTGGAGTTATAACTTCCGTTGTTATTACAGACGGTGGATTTGGTTATGATGTTGGTAGTTCACCTCCAGTTATAATTGAAACTGACAAGACTAAGAAGGAAGATATATTCTCTATCAATGCAAAGGGAGACTTTGGTGACATTGTTGGAGTAAATACATACATGCCTGGTTCATCAGAGAGATTACCTAGATTGGAATTTACTCTGAAATCTCAAAATAACGATAATACAAACTTAGGTTATGGTTATTCTTCACTAAACTCTCTAGGAGTTAACTTTAGTGGATTGCAGAAAGGAGACTTCTTTACTATCTTTGATAGTCCTTTAATTGTTGGTCACGCACTTACTGGTATCACAACATCTACTGGATCAAGAGTGCCTGTTGGAATGGTCACTTCTGGTGATTATCTTGGTGGTGTGTTCAGAGTAGAGGAAGTTACTGGAGCTGGTGATGCCGTTTCTGGACTTACAACTGTAACTTGTTCTTTCTTACCTGGCCCTACAACTTTTGGAAACAATCAAATCCAAGTAGGTCTTGCTGGAACTTCAAATGTTGACACCTTCTGGGGTAGATACAGTTGGGGACAAATCTTCGGTTATCAAAACCGTGGATCAGGTAATCCAGATGAGTTTTTCGTCAACACTATGAATGGTAACACTGGACTATCTACTGCTTCTGTAGTATCCAGAAAGAAACCATTAACTTAACCCATAAATAAAACAAAAAGACTAGTTTTTTTAAAATGCCTGCCATAATATCCGAACAGTTTAGAATTTTAAATGCCGAAACTTTTGTACAGAGTTTTGTCGGAGTCGGATCTACTGTTAACAAATACTACGCCTTTATGGGATTACCAAATTCCATAGAGCCAAAGGCAGGCGGTACTGCCACATGGGCCACCAACACCCCTGCACCTCTAGATGGATTTGAAGAAGAGTATTCTATCAAAGAATCTATAATCGCTATGAAGAAAGTGACTGACAAGGATGTTCGTAGACTTGTTAGAAAGGTATCATGGGTTGCTGGTACAACTTATGAAATGTATAGACATGATTATAATATCTACAATTTGACACCAATCACTTCACAAGGTAGTTTGTACGAGGCAAATTACTACATAGTGAATGAAGACTTGAAAGTTTACATCTGTCTGCAAAATGGATCAGACCCTGAGAACCCCAAGGGTAGGCCTTCATATGACCAACCCACATTTGTTGACCTTGAGCCAAGGGCAGCTGGCACTAGTGGCGATGGTTACGTTTGGAAATACCTTTATACGATTAAACCATCAGAGATCGTTAAATTTGACTCTATTGAATACATACCTGTGCCCGAAAACTGGGGAAAGGAAGGCGAGACTATTGCAACAAAGGCTAACGCTATAGATGGAAAGATCGAAGTTGTGGTTGTTGATAATCGAGGCTCTAACTATCAACCAATCTCTACATCTTTTGCCAATGTTCCAATTCTCGGAGATGGATCAGGAGGAAAGGCAACAATTACGGTTGATTCTTTCGGAAAGGTATCTGAAGTATTTGTTACTGACGGAGGAGAAGGATATACCCACGGATCAATACAGTTTTTCCCAGGCGCTCCTGGCTCTGAGTCTGGCGGTGTTCTTGCTAACCTTACCAATACTGGAATAGGAACAACATCTGCTGCAAGTTTCAGTGTAATCATTCCACCTAAAGGTGGTCATGGATATGATGTCTACAGGGAACTAGGTGCATATAGAGCTCTACTATATTCTAGGTTTGAAACTATCGAAACCAATCCAGATATTATTGAAGGTAATGACTTTGCTAGGGTTGGACTTATAAAAAATCCCACTGTATTTGGTAGTAGTACAGAATTACTAGACACTGCCATGGTGAGTGGATTGAAGGCAATCAAAATGGCTGGTCTTACAACAGGAACAACTTATGCAGTTGACTCTGAAATAACTCAGACAGTTGGTTTAGGATCTACTGCGATTGGATATGTGGCATCTTGGGATAAGGTGACTGGAGTATTGAAATACTATCAACCTATGGGTCTTGCATCTAGTGAAACTGGATATAAGATAATTCCATTCACATCTAATCCTGATCCAGGCTACGGAGTTACAATTAATGGATCATCGGTAACAGGTTCTTTGTTATCTGTTGACACAAGTTATAACGGTGTAAGTACCTCAATAAATAATAAAGTCTATCAACTTGGTATGAGTTTCAGTGCTGGTATATCATCAGCAGAATTCAATACTAAGTCAGGTGAAATAATCTATATTGATAATAGGACTGCGATTCCTAGATCTGCAAGTCAAAAAGAAGACATCAAAATAGTGCTGGAGTTTTAAAAGCAAATGCCACAGAATACCAACTTAAATTCATCTCCATACTTTGATGATTTTGAAGAGTTAAAAAATTATCAGAGGGTACTATTCAAACCAGGCTTACCTGTACAGTCTAGGGAACTTACTACACTGCAATCTATTCTACAGAATCAGATTGAGAAGTTTGGTAAACATTTTTTCAAAGAGGGTTCTGTTGTAATCCCTGGCCAGATTGCTTATGATTCAGATTATACTTCTGTTCAGATTGATGATAGTCATTTAGGTATTCCTGTTCAACTTTATCTTGAAAATTTAAAAGGCAAAAAAATTAAAGGTGAAACAAGTGGTGTTACTGCTAAGGTAGAAACTTATATTACAAACAGAGAATCAACAAAAGGAGCATATACTTTATACATCAAATATCAAAGTTCTAGTGACACAGACTTTTCTAGAGCGACTTTTGCAGATGGTGAGAACCTATTGCTTGAAGAAGATCTTAACTACTCTCTTTCTAGTATAAGATCTGGTGGTAGTTTTGCAACTACAGTAATTTCAAATGCAACTGCAACTGGTGCTGCAGCAAAGATTGCTCAGGGTGTTTACTTTATCAGAGGTTTCTTTGTTACAGTTTCCGACTCTACAGTCATCCTTGACCAATATACAAATGCACCTTCATATAGAGTTGGTTTGTTAGTCAAAGAAGAATTAGTTACTGCTTCTGCTGAGAATAACGATCTATATGATAATGCAAGAGGTTTCTCAAACTTTGCAGCGCCTGGTGCTGATAGATTCAAACTATCTACAACACTCATCAAAAAATCACTTACTGATTTGAATGATGAAAACTTCATCGAATTGATGAGGATTGAGAATGGAGAATTACAAAAATTTGTAAAAGAATCAAGTTATAATTTAATTCGTGATGAATTGGCAAAAAGGACATATGACGAATCAGGACATTACTATGTAAATCCATTTAACGTCACTGCCAAAGAATGTCTAAACAACCGAGTTGGTAATGATGGTGCATTTTATTCAGATCAACTAACTCAACAAGGTAACGTTCCTACAGACGATCTATTATGTTTGTCTATAGGGCCAGGAAAGGCATATGTTAAAGGATAC